GGTCGAGTTGTTACGTCTCTGCGACTTTGTTCAAGCTGCTTCTCCGACCGAAAAAAGAGCTGCGTGCCTGGGCCTCTATGAGTGGGCTAAAAGTAGCCAGTTTTGTTGTTCGAAAATATTGTTTACAAGTTAATGAGAAAGAAAACATGATTACGTATGATCTTTCAAATCGTGAAGGTCCGATTATACGTGTCATTAAGATGCAGAGTGAAGATTGGGATCAAGCGCAAAGACGTTTGTTGCAAATACTGAATGCCAAACTTGATGTGGTTCGCATTGAAAATCAAGTCAAATTTGGCATTAAGGGTGATGATGTTTATAGTACACCGCGGGATAGAACAAGTATTATGTCAGCGACAAATATGTATCGACAGATTATTCCTGGTCTTCCTGACTCGTGGTTGCCTAATGCTGCAATTAGACCTAATATCCATGCTTTGATTGCTAACCTTCTATGGCGCTATGATTTAGAGCGTTTTTCTAAGTATGGTATACTTCAGGTGGATATTATTCAAGTTTGTCCTCACAATCATCTTGTTACGAATCGTATAATGCAGGATGTTGGGGTGCCGTCTTTGATGCTGATGTGTCTAAGAGTGTTGAGTTCTTATAATTTGGCATATGGTGGGACATCTTTGTACCCCTATGTTTCGAATGCCTGCTTTAATCCTTTGCTTGGACTAGGTGACAAGCTTTCTCGTTTGCCTAAGAGTTATGTGAGTTTTTTGCCAGAATTTAGATTTAATGATGTACATCGATCATTAAATTATTATTATCTTTATTGTGTTAAAGTGCAAAAATTTAGATTCACATTCGAGCCTAATGATATGGAATTGTTTGAGTATAATAATGCGAAGTGTGGGTTTCGTAACTGGGATAAGATGAATGATGTTCAACTTGACCCATATCTTCGTGTTAAATTTACAAATAAGCCGTCTAAGAGGCAAGCTCAGGCTACGTTGATGCGTGAAATGTTGCAAGCTGTGTTTGTAGCATTTAATAATACTAAAGAAGGTGGTGTTCCTTATGAGAAGTATATTAAACAGTTTATTACTACGCTATCGATTAAAGAGCAGAACTTGTCCGCAATTGATTTGGGCACTATGTCTGATGCTGTAGTGCGTGAGTTATATTTTAAATCTCGGCTTTTCTTTTTGTCGAATGATTCTATGTTGCATAAATTTTTTCTTACTAGGGTTAAAGGTGAGCGAACCTATTTCCCCGATTGCATGGATGTGTTTGGCTTAAAGTCTGCTAAGAATATGACAGTTAACATATCAATTGGATTTACG